TCTTCTCCAGCAAATGTTCTGTCATTTCCTCTTTAGTGGGAATGATTCCTTTTTTAGCTCTTGCAACTTCTTTTCTTCTAGCTAACAGCCACTCATCTGCTAATTCTTCAGTTGGAAAATAGCCGACCTTAGGCTTATTTCCGTATAGCTTCTTATTACGTATTTCAGCACGATACGGATTAGTCCTGTCTTTGTGGTAACTCATACCGCTTTTAAGGCGTTTACCTTTCTTCATTAGCGGCCCCCTATGTAGCGTTGTGAAAAGAGACATTTAGAGAGACACAGAAAGTATCTCTCACGTATTACAGCCCGCCGAAGGCGGGCAACATCATCTATATAGCGCTCCCCATCACAAGAAATGGTGATAGGAAAGCCGCAAGCATGTATCCTTGCGCGGTATAAAGCCGCAAGCACTGTATGCTTTCCCGGCATAAAGCCGCATGCATGCTTATGCTAAGCCGTTCAAGAAGACAGACAACGAATAAACTCTTTGAGATTGTATATTCTGATTTGCTCTAATCTCGTCAGATAAGGCTTGTTCTCCAAGCAAGCGATAGCTTGTGCTATCTTCAGCTTACGGAGTTCTCTCTTCATACGCTGAATAACCTTGTCGTTAAGCTGCTTCAAAATCTCATCTGTGGTTCTGATCGAACGAGACATGCTGCGATCTCCGATCCGGGACGGCGGAATGCCGATAAAAAAGCAATCGCAGAGCAACCGATGATTGTCAAGACGCTATCTAGATCGTTGAAAATACAAGAGAAAATGAAAATATCCAATCGCATAGGGCAGCCAGTTGAGCTGGCACGCCGCCGCCATGCGCAGCTTCGCGACGTCGACGCGCGCAAGTGCAATCTTGGAGACCTCGCCGGCATTGAGCGAATAGAGGGGAGCGTTTGCGCGCATCAGTCATTCCCCTGCGGTCCGCTCGCTACCGATCCGCCGGTGCCGCCGCCGAGCCACAGTCCTCCAGGGCCGAATGCGCCGCGTCGCGCCCGCGCCCAGAACGGCACCGGAGGCAGGCCGGGCGGTTCATCCATCGCTTCCTCCGCCTTGGCGACCCGGCGCGCGCGGTCTTCTTCCCGTTGCAGGCCGGCCTTCAGTTCCTTGTCGTTGGTGATGCGCAGGCACGCTTGCCTGGCGAGACGCAGCGAGACGTAGTCGGCGAAATGCTGTGGCCACCCGCCAATATTCATCCCGTAGGTGGGATCGCTGGAGACATATGACACGTAGATCGGCGCGACGTTGGCGTACCAGAACCCCGCCTCGTCGCTGAATTGCAGGAGCGGCGGATCCATGTTGGGTGACGCCGAGACCATGATGGTCCGGACCCAATCGATCGGGATCGGAAAGCAAAAATTGTATCCGAACTGCGGCGTGAGCGTCGAACTGTTGTCGATTGCGGCGGTGCGTTTGGCGAACTTCCACAGGCCCTGCGACAGGCAGTAGCTGACCACGTCCGACCAATAGGAGTCGAGCACGCGGCGCGGCTCGCGTGGTTCGGACAGGTTGGCAAGCTGGCGCTCCCCGAGATGGCCGAGCGCCTCGTTATAGATGAAGAGCTGTGTGGTCATGGATCAGTCCTGCCGGTTGGCGCGCGGCTCGATTCACGTTGAGTGGAAGTAGGGTGGGCAAAATCGTCCGCAGCAGCCGATCAACTCGCGCGATTTTTGCCAGACGATTTTGCCCACGCCGTCGCACGGTCCCTTCGACAAAGCTCAGGAGGCCGGACCGCGTGGGCAACGCGCCTGCACTGCCTCGCATCGACTGCAGCATCAGCGCGCGGGCGCGTTGCCCACCCTACATGTCACCGACGGGCAGCGTCAGAAATCAGCGCTGGCCTGGATGAATCCGGCGCCGCCGCCGCCCTGGAGCAGGGTGCCCTGGCCGGCGGTGCCCGCGGCAGTGCCCGTCACGCTGATGTAGTTCGGCGTGTGGGTGGTGCCGGCCGCGAAGGTCCCGACCGCAGTCGCGGTGCCCGCGAGGTTGAACTTGAAGGAGCCGGCCGACACTGTGACGGTCGGCGCCGCACGCATCTGCACCGGCAGCGGAATGAAGATGATTTCCGAGGTGGCGCCCGCCACCATGCCGGCGCCAACCACCACCCCGGACGCAGGCTCCGGAATGTTGAAGAAGTAGCGCTGGGCGATCGCCAGTTCCAGTTCGATGTCGCGGTGCTCGAACGGGGTGGCTTGCGCGCCGATCTCGAGCTGCACGCCCATGATCTGCACGAAGTCCGCAGCGCCCGCAGTGCCGACCGGCGTGGCATTGAAGAGAATACCAAGCTCGGTGCAGCCTGCGGGAACCTGCGCCGTGAACGCATAACGCGTCCACGTGGTGGTGATCGGCTGTGCGATGTTCGGCGCCGCAGCCGCGATGCCCTGCGCAGGGTTGAGTGTGAGCGAGCTGAAGCCCGTCCACGTGCCCGCCACGGCGCTGGCGGCGCTCTGGTTCGTCCCCGTGCCGCTTACGATCTGCACGTTGAGATTTCCGGCGGCCGGCGACCAGTTGGCACCGGCCAGCGCCCAGAACGACAGCGTGACGGTTTGCCCTTGCGCACGGATCGCGTCCAGGGTCTCCACGATCTGGCCGAGCGTGATGACCGCGGTGTTGGCATTGGCGGCGGCGCGGCCGAACTGAAGCGCCTGAGCGAAGCCGGGCACAGCCGTAACGCCGGTGATCTGGGATACCGAGATCGAGGAGCCGGCGCCGCCGACGGCGAAGAAGCGATCCGCCGTGTAGGTGAGCGTGCCCGCGATCCCGGTGAAGCTGGTGCCGCGCTGCCACGGATTGGTGGTGAAATCACCGCCGTCGATGATGTTGCGCGGGAACGCCAGTTGCGAGCCGCCGACGCCGGCCGGGACCGCAAGGGTCGCGGTGCCTGACACGCCCAGGGTGCCGGTCGTCAGATTCTGGACCTGCAGGATATAGCCCTGCGGGTTCGTCTGGTTTACCACGATGACGAAATCCCCAAGGCTCATGCCCTTGAAGGTCGCGTCCGTGATGTAGCCCGTGGCTGTCACCTGGGCCAGCGTGTCGGCGGTGGTGTATTCCCACAGCTTCCACGCCCCTTCGACCGGGCCGCCCGCGATGTAGGTCAGAGTGCCGGTGGTATATGACATGGTCACTCTCCCTCAAGTGTATTTCGAGCCATCGTGGTTGACCACGACGACGCCGGAGTTCTGCAGCAGCGCCGAACCCATGAAGATCGAGGAGCGCGCCCAGTAGTACGCGTTCTCCTCGTTGTAGCCGGCGCGGACATCCATCTCGCCGGTGTTCACCGCATGGCCGACCGCCGAGCGATGGAACGCGAAGCACTGCTCATTGGCGGTGCCCACGTTCGGAAGGTGCGGGTGGAAGATCCAGTTGAAGCCGGCCCAGCGGCGGAAGCGGCGAGCGGGCCCGACCAGGGGTTTGATCTCGACATATTCGGCCTTCTGGAACTCAGGGATCTGCATAAGGTAGGCCCGCATGGCGGGCGAACCGACGAAGAACATGTTGCCTTCCTCGGTGGTGTCGACGTCCTGCAGATCGAGATGCGCCAGCGCGCGCGTGGCGAGCGCGAGCGTCATCACCTGAGCGGCGCCCAGATTGCTCGATGCGCCGGAAAGTACGCCCAGGATGTCCTGGTCGATCTTGCGGTTGAGCACTTTGACGGTCGAACTCTGCATGATGCGCCGACCGTCGCCTTGACTGGCGAAGATGTTGAATTCGGTGCGCTGGGGCTTGTCGTTCGACGAGAGTGGCGGGCACCTGGGTGAGACTATCGACGCGCGGTGGAATATTGCCGTTGAGGCCGCGCGTGACGGCGGTAGCACCGCCGGAACCGGCCACCAGGAACATCGCCTGGTTGCCTTTGATCACCGCTTCGGTCGTGCAGACATTACGCAGCCATGACTGGCCCTGCTCAACGAGCGCGATTTACGCGCTTAGACTATCGCTTGCCCTTTTCGGACCCGGGACACTTAGTCGTTGCCGGTGGTGATGAATTATCGCGTCGATCTTGTGCCGCTTTAGCCTGGAATGGCGTGCAAGTTTCGGCAAAAACGCAAGCGCAAAACTGCGGTTGCTATAGCCGAGAGGCCGTTTCCAGATTTTAACGTTGTCCGACTGGCCTTGCGGGGCAATTACGCCGCCGAAGGATCGTTGCAGGAATTCCAACACAACGATGTCGTTTACGTGAGCGCATGCACTGACAGAAATGTTCCAATTCTCGTAGCCGTTCTGAATGCGACGGCGATAGCTGTAGTAGCCGTCGCCATCGAGATAGCCGGCGAGCCACGCCCATGTGGGATGGTTCTTCGGTTTCAGCGGCCCGACATTTCTGCGGCGCGATTCCTTCGCGGTCAACGTCAGACGATCGCGCTCCTCGCGGGAGCACGTCTTGTTGTTGGCGCGTGCCATTCTCCAGGTGTCCAGCATCCATTGCCAATGTCCCGCCTTGATCACCATGTGCTTGATGAGGCGCGGCACGAGCATTTCGAGGTCGGCGCGATCGGCGACTGACCAATCGAAACAAGTTGCTTTCTCTCCTCGTCTGACGACCGATCCCATCCCGCAAAGCGTCGGCAGAGAACTGACGAAGCCGTTCTTGTCGACCGCCTCTGAGGATGCGAGGCGGAGCATCAGGCCGATGAAATAGCGATCTTCGATGTGTGATCGCGGACACGTCTGAAATTGAATGACAAGGACCCGTCAGCATCGAGCAATCCTGCAA